TTGTCTTCGCATTTGAGATCTTGTAATCATATATATTAAATTTTGTTTATATTATTTAGGCAGGAGTTACACCTGGATTTATACTAATACTTGCTTTTAACAAGTAAATCAAGACTATGTTGTAACTTCTCTAGGCTTAGATTCAAGCGCTGATAAGATAACATGTAGTCTATTGGCCGTAGCCGCAGTCACTTTTAATACTTCACTTTCCTGTAATATTAAAGGTGCTGATAATAGTTCTGTTGTACCATTTGCTGATATAGATTTAGTCTTAAAAAGACTAAATACAGCATCTGATGTATCTGTAATAGTAACCGTTATAGTGTCTGCATTACCAGAGTCTTCTGACACTAATATAGATTTTATAATAGAAGTTGCAGCTGTTGGTGCAGTGTACAATGTTGTAGCATTTGTTGTAGTCAAATCTACTTTTTTATTTACAAATGAATTAGCCAAAGAAATATGCCTCCGCTTCTGCTTCGTCTTTTAAATCTTGTTGAAAAGTTGTGTTTAATTTTTGCACAATACTATCAACATCTCTAACAAATGATTGTTGTATTTGTTGATCATACTCTTCATTAGGTTGTGTTAATGCTTGTACTATTCTAGCCATTATCTTCTTCCATCCGGTTGATAGTCTATTCTAAATGTACCTAGTTTCCAAAACTGACTTGTACTAGTATTATCAATCTTTAATGATATTGATCTAGCTCTAGCTCTAGTGTCAATTTTTTGTGTACCACTACTTATTGTAAATGGACCTAATGATGAACTAGCTGCTGTGTCATTTGGAAAATCTCTTAAATTTAATGTTACTCTTGCATCTCCTGTTTGTGATAAAAAATCTGGTACTACTCTTCTTATTTTCATCATAAACTCACCATCACCAGCAAGACCTTGTTGGCCAATATCAAAATCTCCAGATTCAATATTTGCAACAATAGAAGTTGTTGCTCCTTCTTTAATTTGATCTAATCCTGTTTCGTGTTCAAAATAAGTTGAAGTACCATCTGTGCATCCAATGACATGATCTTTACTTGTTGCTGCTGTTGTGCCATCTGCATCATATTCTGTTGCGTGTGGTTTACCAAATACAGCTGAGTCTTGCCACGCTGATCTAGCAAGTGTACCAACAGTCCACACTGGTCGCTCGTTGCTTGAGTCTAGATAATTGTAACAGACCATTCTATTAACTGTTCCTGATCCAGAGTTAGGGTAAAACCACATAACTTCACCAAACAAATTATTTAAACCTGCATTAATATGTTGTTTTGGAATTGTATTAATATCATCGTAAACATGATCTTCAACCAAACATGGTAATGATTCTAGTTTACCTGTGTATCTAAAGAAACCATTTTCTGACATCCAATATGCAGTACCATCAACCTCAACAGCTGCGTTCTGTCCTATTAATCCACAGTTAGTACCTACCTGTTGAAATGAGAATGTAAATGGTGGACCAACAAATCTCATAATAAATAATGCTGTATCCGTCCAAATATAAATTGCATCTCTACCTCTAATCGCTCCAACAATTTTAGATCCGTCTGCAAGTCTTTGTGTACCTGCAGTGTTAGTAGCAGATGGCGTGTAGGTGTTAATATCTTCTTGTGATGAAAATCTTACAAACATAGGATCTTGTGTAGATTTAGTTCCAATAGTTGTTTCTGTTCCAAAAAATATTAAGTGTCTATCTGGTGTTGATACCAAACTAAATGCAGATGCTGTTGGCGCTCCTGATATAATTGTTGCTCTAGTATTATTTGCAGTAATTGGATTTGAATCCCATTCAAAACTTTCACCGCCATTAATAGTTGCAACAAGTTTATTACCTAAATTATCTAATGACCATAATCCAGGTGCCGTTACAATATCTCCTGATGCGGCAGCGTTCCATGCAAAAAAGTTTGATGCATCTGTAACAGTTGCACCGCTTGAGTGTGTTGCTGCTGTTGTACCTAATGCTCCTCTTGTTAAACCAGATAATGTACCACCACTATTGCCTGTATAGGTTATTAGTTCAGAACCAATCTGTACTGTACCTGATGATGAAAATGATGTTGAACTTGCCATAGTCAATGATGTAACTGATGCATTAATTCCTGATGAAAGAGTTGATGTAAATTGACCTTGTTGTTGTCCACCCCATGATCCAAGTCCCCAACCAGTTGATGCGACTTCTACTGCTGGTCCAACAGGATAATAATGTTTAACACGAATACCACCAGATGTTGATGCACCTGATCCTGATTCGTTAGATGCCATTGTAACTGTTAGTGTAGTAGTTGTCGGTATACTCGATACTTGAAATTTATTGTCATCAAAATTATCGGATGTAAAATTAGAATTAGTGATACTTGTAAAATTATCTAATAGTATAATATCACCTTTGTTTGCATTGTGTGCTGATGCAAAAGTTATTGTAACAGTTGCAGATCCATTAGTTGTAGAAAATGCACTTGTTAAAGTTGTAGTAGATTTAATTGGATGTATGTCATAAAAAATACCACCAGAATATGCATATAAAATTCTGTTTGTTCCAAGGACTGCATACTTAATACCAGATGTATTTACAAAATGATGAAGTGCTGTGTTACGTCCTGTAATATCAATTGAACCTAGTTGCGCCCAACCGCCTATTTTTTCTGGTGTACCATATCTAAATCTAACATTATCACCATTTACCCACTGGCTTTCTCCACCTGTTGATGTAACTTGTTTATTAAACCCTGGTGCAAATTTAACTTTTTGTAACATATTAAAAACTTTTTATTATTTTGGTATAGCTGTCTTAACTGCCGCTATTGCTGTTTTCCAACTGTCTATTCCATCATCATTTATTTTTTCAAGTTGACTTTCCCAAGTACCATAAGCTTTTCTTCTCATGTCTAAAATTGTTCTAGCAAGAACTGCATCATTAATAGTTAGACCCCATTCTTGACAATAGGTAAAGTCATATCCAGACGGCACTGCATCTAATGCAGTTAAACCAGTTAATGCATCTTGTTCGTCTTTGCATACAAATAAGAAAGCACTACAATCTGGTTTCTGTGCTATCATTGTAACGTAAGATCTATCAATTGGATCATCTGGTGTTCCAAAATAATTTGAACAAGCTGCTCCTGTTATACTATACAATCTCATCTTCTACTCCTTTAAGTTCTATTTTTAACATTGGATCAGTATTTCCCATAAGTATTTTTGTTTCTTTAGGTACTAATCCTATTTTTTTTAATGCGTTCCAAGTATGGGGATTACTCATTGCATTTTTTAATTTTGCTGGAGAAGGTCTACCATTAGCAATCATTTCAGCTTGTATCTCTCTACCAATACTTACAGTAAATTCATTAGCTTGATTAGCTTCCCACATTTCTTCATCAGTATAACCTGGTATTCTTGTAGGTTCTGCAATAACATATAGTTCATCTAATAAACCTTTAAGTATTTCAATCTCTTTTTTATTTAATTCAAATGCTTCTTTAGCAGTTGCTTCATGACTTTTAGCTTCTAATATTTCAGCTTTAAGTTCTAGTATTTCATGCTCTAAACCATTACCACCATTTTGTAGATGTTTTAGTTTAGCAACTTTAGCTTGGTTTTTTAAATCTCCTACTTCTTCAAGTGCAGCTGCTCTAATTCTACCTTCTAAAAATCCTTGTAAAGTTTTAATCTTTTCCCAAGGTGTATCTCCTATTACTTGATACCTGTAGTTAAATTCACTGTTAAATTTTGACGCCATATTGTTATTATCTCCTTTGTTATTGTTTATATTATTTACTATATTTAATCAACTGGTTATGCACTATATGAATACCCAGCTGCTGCTGGATAATATCTTGCTGTTGCAACAGCAGATGTATCACTTGCGACAACTCCTGTATTTGAAACTAAATTTGATCCACCAAAAGCACCACTTGAATTACCACATAAGAATATTCCTTTATCTGCACCATATTGTGTGCCTGTTCCAGCTCTCCTTGCAGTACCAGTTCCACTTGTATCTGATGCTATAACTCCAACATTAGAAACTAAATTTATTGTATTTACATTTGCATCATTAAGAAAACCAAATGCTATGATACCTTTATCTCCACCATAAGCTGCACCTGATTGAAAAGATTTACCTGAACCGACCCCAGTTACGTCAGAAGATTGAACTCCTGTATTTGAAATTAAATTTGTAAAAGTTGTAAAATCACTAGAACTTGATCTACCACCATAATATACTGCTAACCCATAACCAGAACTATATTGTGCTGCACCTGGTGAATCTCTTGCAGTACCTACACCATTTACAGTAGAGGCTACAACTCCAGAACTATTAACTAAACTTTTTTTATTTGTTTTTCCACCGACATCTCCATAAAAAAAACCAGCTAATCCTGTGCCAAAATTTACTCCTGTTGTGCCTGTAGTACCATCTGCAACTCCTGTTACATCTGAAGCAACCACTCCAGAATTATTAACTAAATTAGATACTCCATCGTTAGTGCCACCATTGTATCCACCCATAAATATTGCTTTATCTCCACCATAATTTGCTGCTTGTACCTGAATTCTAGCTGCACCCACAGCAGATGTGTCTGAAGCTACAACTCCAGAACTTGATATTAAATTAGTAATACCAGTTGCTGAACCACTTTGTAAAGATCCAAATCCCAAAATTCCTTTGTAAGTTGTTGGTGCAACTGGTTCATTTGCTACAACATCATCTTCTAATGGTATCCAACCTTTAGTAGAATCAGAATAAATTAAATTTACTGACTGACCATCTGTTGTGTATTCTACTGTGTAAGTATCTGCATTGCCTTGAAAATTTAATCCGTTAGAATCTAATGTAACATTGTTAGTTCCCCAAGTTCTAGCAAAGTCTACTATAATAATTTGATCACCAGCTTCTGCTGAAGCGGGTAGTGTTATAGTACAAGCATTACTAGTCGTGTTAATCCAATAGCCATTTCCTGCTTCTACTGTTACAGTTGATGCTGTGACTACATCAGACACCCAGTTAAGACCTGCAGCTGTTTCAGCTACAGTTCCTGAATGACTTAATATATTACTTCCTATTGTTCCACTCATAATTTTATCCTATGTACTATAACTATATGTTGCTCCACCTAAATTAGATCTAGCTGTTCCAACAGCTGATTGATCTGAACCTACTGCACCTTGATTAGTCACTAAGTTGGCATAATTAATTCTACCAGAACCATCTGTATTACCACCATAAAAAAGTGCTTTATCTCCACCATATGAAGCACCAGCACCAATGCTTCTTGCTGTACCACTAGCTGTAGTATCAGTTGCTACTACTCCAGTATTTGAAACTAAATTTACTTTATTTGTATATTCTCCATATGCAAATATTGCTTTATCTGTACCATATCCAGCTGCACCTGGTGAAACTCTAGCAGTACCTACACCAGAAGTGTCAGAAGCTACTACTCCAGTATTTGAAATTTTATTTGAAATATTTGTTGATGGGTCAGGATAACCATAAGCTATTATTCCTTTATCTCCACCATAAGGTGCACCAGCTACAGCAGTTCTTGCTGTTGCTCCTGATACACCAGAAACATCATCTGCTATCACACCACTACTAGAAATTAAATTACTAAGTGAAATATTTGCTTCGCTAGAATTAGTTCCAAAAGCAGACATTGCTTGTCCAGTAGAACCATAAGTAGTCATACCACTTTGATATTTTACTGTTACAGAACCACTAGCATTAGCTACATCTGATTGAACAACACCAGAATTATTTACTATATTTGATATTCTACTTGCGTTTGCATTTCCACCAGGAGAAACTACTCCACCAAAAAATATTGCTTTATCTCCACCAAAATTTGTTGCTGAAAGTTGTCGTCTTGCTGTACCAACAGCTGATACATCTGCTTGAACAACACCTGAGCTATTTACTAAATTTGTAACTCCAGTAAAAGCTGGAGAACCAGCATTTCCAAAACCAAATATTGCTCTTTGTGTAGCTGGTGCAACTCCAACATCTGACACAGCATCATCTGAAACTGGTAGCCAACCTTTTGTTGAATC